GTTAAAGAACCTACAGCACCTGTCGCTTCAAAGCCTGTAAGGGTAACAGGTAAAGCGGTACCCCAAGCTCCTTCGCCCCATTCGCCTCTACCCCAACCGTTAATTATTGCCATTTGCTACCAATTTAATTCTTGTATATTTCCATCAAAACCTTCATATACGCCTAACGGAAAAAATTCATTTAAAGCATTTATATCGCCAGTATCATAATTAAGATTTGGCAATATTGCTGTTTTCTTTTCTACTATAACACTTATATTGTAGCCATAATTTTTGACTGCAGCATTTTTACAATCAAAGCCAGCTAAGATTAAATTATATAAAAGAAGTCCTGCGTTCCATAAAGTAACGTGACCGCCTACTATTTCCTCTTTTAGCGGAGGAACCGTTATTGCTAATACGCCACCTTCTTTAAGAGTATGAAATATTTTGGTAAGAAAATGATTGACGTTGAGTTGATGTTCAAGAACATGCGAACACCATACGCAATCGTATTGATCTACTATTGCTAGATTATTAAAGTCGCCTAATAGATCAGGTTGATAATCAGGATTGATATCTTGACGAGTTATCGTTTTATTATTTTCTGAAAAAAAAGAATACGCAGCAGATTTTGGACCAGATCCAATATCTAATAAAGTATTAAACGAATAATCTTTAACTAACTTTTTAGCTGCTTCATCACCAAACATGACGTTTGGTTGTTGTTAAGCAATTCTTATAATAGCAGTAGAAGAAGCAGCAGCAGGAAAGACTATGGTAAAGTCTCCAGCAGTTGAAGTTTTATCACCACCAAAATCAATTGTAGCAACTGATTTGTTTGAATCGCTTGAGTTATAAATCATACAACCTCTAGCAGTAATAGTAGCTGTACCAAAGGTTAAATCATTAAAGTCACAAAACGCAGTAGTACCAGAACTTGTTGGAGTTACGTTTGTTAAATCAGCTCCACCAGATGTATAGTTAGTACCAGATGCTTGACCTGTAGTAGTAAAAGAAGTTGTTGTAGCTCCTAAAGTAGCTGATGAAGTATATAAAGCAAGCTTATAAGTATCGCCAGCAGTACCTGCTGTAAAGTTGTGATTGCCTTTTAAAAGCTCAGTTTTGAAGCTTGTTGTAAGTGTTGATGTAATTGCCATAATTATAGTTTCCTAATTAAATCAGAAGCTTGAGTTAAACCTTCTTTATCTAATTTATTATTAATTGTAATCCTATCAGATTTTATAGCATTTTGCATATATTGTTCAATAACTTTTGTAATGTTATCTTTGTACTCTTGAACTTGTTCTTGAACTTTTTCTGGAGCTTCTTCGCTTGTTTGAATGATTCTATCAATACAAAGTTTTGCCCAAAACTCAGGCGGATGGCCGCCTTCGTTTGTTGTATGAACTTCTATAATTCCCAGCTCGGGTCCAGCTTTATAACTCATTACCATTTGTTAGGTTCTCCTACTTTATTTTTTTTAAGATGAGTATCATTTCTATCAATCAAAACGGGTTCTTGTTCTCGTTTAAATTGTTGCAGTTGGCTTCTTTTTTTAGCAATCAAGACTCCCTTCTCATCTGTAATAACAACCAAAGGATCATCTAAACGATGGTAGCCATAAAGTTTTTCGTCAGCTGGAACAGCTGTATCAAGAAGATAACTAGTAGCAGCAACCTCAACTTGAATGCCATTAAACATAGCTTTGCTTAACCAAAACTCTACAGAAGCTCTGCCTGCTTCAGCAAAATGCAAATTACCTTTATAACTAAAATCAATTCCAAACATTTTAATTTTTCCAACCTTGTTCCATAAAGCAAATGCTACTGCATAAGCAACAGTATTGTTTAGATAATGAGATCCGCATCCAGCTAATACTTCATCAATTGGATATTCCACTAAGCCAGGACAACGATCATCTAATTCGCATGTGTAAACTGGGCCTTGATGTTCAGTAAGAAGTTTAGCCATACTATCGGTTTGGCCTCCAGCATCATCAGTATCTAAAAATCTAGAAGCTGGATCCATCATAAAAACCCTGTCATGATAAATAACAGAGGCCACCGCGTTGATAGCCCAAACTTCATCAAAGTGTGATCCATGTGATTTTGCTAAGTTATAGTCAAACCAGCTTTTGCCCATTCCGACAATAGCTACAGTTTTACCTTCAAGCTTCTTGATTGGTTTCATATCTTCTCCTTTTTTATAAAACTAAGTTATTTGCGTTCTTAACGAATCGTATCTGTATTCGTCTCTTCTTCCTCTTGCTTCGGCTAAATTCTTTAATCTTGCAACTTCTTTGTTGAACCTGTCCTCATATAGAGCCATCATGTCGGGGTCGCCTTTCATAAAAGTGTAAGCCTCAACCAAGCATCCATATAGTAAAGCATTTCTTGCGTTTTGAGAAATCCAAGTACCAGATGTTTGAGTTGTTAAACTTGCTGGCTCATATAAATAATGCAATTCAACATTATAATCTTGGTCTGGAACAGGAGAAACTATAAGGGTAGATCCATTGTCAGAGCCTGTAGAAAGTTCCTTATCAAAATCTGCATAATACAAAGGTCTACCTCTTTCTGATATAGCAGTAGGATCTGTTGCATATTCACGCATAAAACTTGTATGTTTTTTATCTAAATAATGATAGTCGCCATTACCATCTATTACAGCTAAAGAAAAAGAAACTTGAAAGTCGCTAGGAGCTGTAAGATATGTGTTTCCAGTTGTTAAATTACCAGTTACATTTTTTCTAAAATAATCTAGCTGTATTAAATGAAACAATCTTTCTTCAGCATTTAAAATAAAATCATCTAAAGTATTTACAAAAGTTGTTTCTTCGTTTTCAACAAAATTTTGTATAAGTGTTTTTAGTTCTGCTAAAGTCATGATGTTATAATTGTAACCTCTCCAACACCACCTGTCATTTCATCAACTGTAAAGTTTGTTCCTATAATATCTGAGTTCATATAATGAGGTTTATAAATATCTGTATAAACCACTACAACGTAGCCTTCACCTACTTCTTTATCGGTATCAGGTCTAGGTTGATAAATTGCTTCAGGATCAGCTTTAGCTGTATGAGGTTCTAGTTGAGGATGTTTTGGTTCGTAGCATTCAGAACAAACTTTAAAACCAGTCCATTCTTTTTTTAAATCTAGCAAAGGATATTCAAACGCACATCTATCGCATAAACCTACTGCAAATTTACCTGAAGCGTAAGACATATTACCTCAAACTATTAAAGGGTCTAATTCTAAATGATGCTTTATCTTCATCAGTAGACATAGCCCTATCAAATTCTTCTTCGTATATTTGTTTTAATAATTGAGCTTTTTCTGGAGCTCTTTTTATTGCAATATAATATGCAAGCCCTGCTGCAAAACAAGGATAAAATCTAAATGGCATATCCATAGTATTTGTTGCAGCATCAGCATCATCCATTCTAATCATTTTATTAAAAACTAAAATATCTGTTGAATTTTCTGGCGTAGGCCAAACTTTTAAAACAGGGGAATTTAATTTATCTAAAAACCATTGAGAGGGCATGCTTTGAGTTGTTTTATTAGGAATATTTAAATAAGAGCTTCTGCTTAATCTTTCAATAGAAATATCTGTTTGAACGCCGTTTGTTGTACGTCTTAAAACAACATCTAAAATATCAATAACATTAGAATTTAAAGTGTACTCAGCTGTTCCTTGAGTAACAGTTTGGGTATCTTGCTCTATTGTCCATTGATTAAGACCTCGGTTAGCCCACTCTGCCAACATAAGATTAATAGACCGTCTTGCAGTTTTTAAATCATAACCAGTTCTAAGTTCTAAGCCGCATCTTTCAAATGCTTCCTCTACGAACTCAGCTACGTTTGGTTCAAAATCTGTACTGCCTGAAAGTGCCATTTTATCCAGCTACTTGAGCGCCTTGTCTTTTTCTTCTTCTATTAGAAGAACCGCAGACTTCTCCGCCTGCTCTGTATGATTTTTTTGATCTAGATTTAGAACAAGCGCCGCCTTCTTTCATTTTTTTGTTATATTTCATTTCCTCACCTTTTGCTTTTTTTTGTTTACCAGCTGAGCTTAAAGCAATAGCCACAGCTTGTTTTTGAGGTTTTCCCTCAGATTTTAACTTTCTAATATTGCTAGAAATTGTTTTTTCAGAACTACCTGATTTTAAAGGCATTTTATTTCCTAGTAAAATTTAGTTAATTTTCTTCTATTAGACATTACTTTACCACAACATTTTGCAATTCTTGCTTCTACAACATCACCTTTTGCTTTTTTTGTCCTACCGTCTTTCCAGCTAATTCTTTTTGAACTAGTTTTCTTTTTAGCGGCTTCGGTACATTGAGCTTTTGTTGGTCTACAGGCAGGGTAACTTCTACGTTTTTCACCTTTTTTTCTACCGCAAGGTTTACCTGTCTTACAGTCAATCCAGCCTTTGCCATCATTTCTGCTAAACCATTTTTTTAAACTATCGCTAGCCATTAGCTTAATTTGGTTTTTTTGCGTTTGCCTGGAAGCATATTACTAAAACCTCTAGCTTCAACAAATGTTACTTCGCCACCAGCTGATTTTTTTTGTCTGCTTTTGTTTCCCCAATTTTTAGCGCCAACTTTACGGCACTTAACCAAAGCACCACTTGCGTAAGCAGATGGCCAAACTTTATATCTTGATTTTACTTTGTTATAACAGGCATCTTTTTTAGTAGCCATTTAACATTTCCACCTTCGTCTTGCTTGACGTATTCTTGAATTAGGATCGTTTCTAGTTTTAGCTGAACTTCTTTTAAGTTGCCCAAGTGATCTAGCGCAATAAGACTTACGTCTTTTAGCTGCTGCACTTCCTTTTTTAACCTTTCCTGTTACTGCTGTTTGAAGTTTAGAGCCTGGATTAGCTTTACGATAAGCAGCTACACCTTTTTTAGTCATACCAGCGCCAGATTTTGTAGGTCTATAGTTAGCGCCTTTGCCTTTTGTTGTTTTTGGTATTGGCTTTGCTCTTTTTCGTTCTGCCAT